CATCATTAATTGCCTTAACCTCTTCGTCTGTCAAAACGCGGTTTACTTTCATGCCTCCCCCTATCATCCAATTTCCAGTCATATTTGGGTTTGTCTTGTAACGATAATACCCGCCAACAGGCACTTGATCCGTAATGTGAGCGGTTGATGCGTCTATTGTGCCTCTTTTAGTTTTTAATGCGCGGCTATTGGCTTTAGACTGCCAATCAACATCGGCAGGCATTTCAATTTCCGCCCAAATCTGGTTATCGGGACGGTATGTTGGTGGAGAACCGCCCTCGCCAATGTGAGTTGCGACAGGAAGATCGCCGCCATGCCAACCCGGGCGAGCTGCAACTGCTTTTCTATTTTTTGTATTGACGCTTTTGATCAAGCCTCGATCAACCATTTCTTGCCGAGTTTCGATAGGAAGATGGTTAAGAGGGATGCTTCCGCCGGTTGTCGCGGGAATATAATCAAGCCCGTTTGGGCCTTTAAACGAGAAGGGATGATCGGCAGGAACCCACTCGCCTACAGGGACAGATTTGTCTGAATTAACAAATAATGGGAACAGTTGGCCGGGTTGGTTTTGGTTAGTCCTAAACAATTTATATGCGCGTACCGTATTGGTTGGGTTAATCGCCTCTTCAACAACATTGCCGACCGCCTTCGCCTGCTTCATGCCGGGCATCATGGCCATTGCCGCGCTGCGGTAGTCACCGGCTGCGGCTTGCGTCTGAGCATCAAGCAACCCGCCCAGCCCAGTGAAGTCGACCAAGCTCATGCCGGTATCGCCCAACCCGGACGAGCCAAGCAAGCCCTCAATGGAGCGGCGGTTATCAAACGATGGCTGCTCACCGAGCATCATGCTTGCCAAGCGATCACGCCACGTCGGCTCATACGGTGAGAGTGTTTGGCCAGCGTATGGGTTATATGGTTCAGCCATCTTCGTCCTCGGCCATCATCGCACCAGCAAGCTCATCTTCCGCGTCTGTATACTCGTACTCATCCTCGGCCTCGTCGCCCTCATCGCCCTCATCCTTGATCGGGCCACCGACGATCCAAGCGTCGCACGTGCGGCTAGAAGCGCACTTGAAATCGAATATCTCGCAGTATCCCAAGTCGCCAGCCTCGATAACATCCATCGAATCACGTTCCGTGTCCTTTCCCTCGATGCCGACGCGGATGCACTCCATTAACGCAGACGTCTGGTTGAACGCCGCGCAGTTGCCGCAGAGCTGCGTCTTAGCCTCGTCGGGCGTGACATCCCACGACTGCGCCTTCATTGCCCAGAAGCGGTCATTGCGCTGCTCTGGGTCCATCGGGCCGTAGTTGGCCTTGTCGATGGCCTTACCGCGATTGCGCAGGTTCAGCGTGATATCGCGTGTCTCTACGGGGCATGATTCAACCATCACAGTAATTCCGTCACTGACACGGTGGACGATGTAACTGAGGCGTCCTTGATCACGGCCATCTTATGCCCGGGCGTGACGGCAAAGATTTGCGCGTCGTTTACGGGGAGCATCGCAGACGTCGTAATGCTCGCCGTCGGAGCTGCGCCAAATGCGATGTGGCAGTGGCCGAGGGACGCCGCGACGCGAACTAGCGTCGTCGTCGCACCAAATGCCGTGCTCGCCACGGAGCTATTCGTCACGGTAAACACCTGAGAAACGCCAAGCGTGCCGACCGTAGGCACGAGTTGACCGTTGCTGTCCTTGATAATCGTACTCATGTCGCGTCCCCTTCGTGGGTATGTAAATCAATGCCGCGCAAGTTACACCGTTCAGACGACACCCGCAAGGTTTCGCCGCAGCGGCTTGCCCTTGAGCCACGACGACGCCCTGCCGCCCACCAGCGCGGCGTTCCCCGCAAACGTCAGGCACAGGGCGTCGGCGAGATCGGGCGAGCGCATACCGCGCTTGCGCATCAGGTCTTTCGATTCCACGACGATCTTGCCGGTGCTGGTGAACGTGTACCTCGGAGCGACAAGTTCATGCCGCAGCGATGCGTCATTCGGTATCTTTACGCCCCGTGTTGACAGCCAGTCGCGCACCGACAGCCACAGCTCATCGCGCAGCCGGTTAGCATTAGGGTTCATCGCTGACGTCTCGGCGACATTCACGTCGCGCACGTTATAGCCCATCTCGCGCAGGCGATCAGCGACGCCCGAGCCTAACCCGATTGTGTCGACGCATATCTCGTCGGGCCGGTCGATGTTGGCCTCGTTCACGATTGCGCCGACGAGCTGCATCAAGTCTAAGCCACCCCACGACTTCACCTCGATCACGACATTCCCCCGGCGCTTGCACAACGCGGACCGGTCAGACCCGAAGCGTGCGACGTCGACGCCGTACACCATCACGTCCTGCTCAGTGCCGGACACGTCCCGCGTCATCGCGCTGTCGACGATCTCTGCCGCTATAAGTGTGTCGTCGTCGGCCACGGCAAACTCGCCCAGCACGCGGATCCGGTAGGCGTTGCTCTCCTCACCATACGTGGCCCTGATCTGGTCGACGAAGTCCGCCGCCACCAACGCATTGTCGACGCAGCTTACGTGCATCGTGTCCCAGTCGCTCGCCAGCTCGTGGTGCGTCTTGTAAAACATACCGCTATTTCGCGTCGGGTTGCCGATCAGGATCGTGCAGGCCGAGTGTCCCGACATCGAGCCAGCCGCGGCCTCGTACACAGCTTCAGGCACCGCCGACGCCTCGTCGATGATCAGCAATACGTGCTCGCTGTGGATACCCGCCAGAGCCTCTGGCCGGTCGGACGACGACGTGCGTGCCGATGCGAACGAACTCTCGGGCGCACCCTTCAGCGCAATCCTGTCGCTGAACACGTCGAAGCTATCGCGCAGCACCGGGGGCAGGCGGTTGACCTGCGCCTTCAGCTCGGAGAACAACGCGTCGAACAACTGCCCGGCTGTGGGTGCCGTCATCACGGTCTTCTGCGGGAAGCGCGTACACATAAACCAGACTACGGCCCACGCGCACACAGTCGACTTGCCGACACCGTGACCGGCGCGGATGCTGATGCGTCGGCGACCGGCGGCGACCTTGCGCAGGGCGTCCTCCTGCCACTTGGTCGGCGACTGGCCCAGCACGTCGCGCACGAAGCCGACGGGGTTGCTGCGGTAGAGTGTTATGAAATCGTCGAACGTAGATGCTGCATCAGTACCGGCCATCGTTGCTCCCCTTCAGGCGTAGCTGCACGCCCAAGCGTTTAGCTATATCGCGCACTTGATGCAATGGCAGTCCCGTCATGCGCTGCACGTCAACCTGATACGCTCCAGCCATAAGCATCTCTATCGCGAGGGGCGGCACCTCGTAATTGTGTGCGTTCCTCGCCCTGCTCTTGCGCGACATGTCACGCATATTCTCGCTCTGCGTCGCCGCAAACAGGTGTTCAGGGTTCACGCACAGCTTCACGTCGCAGCTGTGGCAGACGTACAGGCCATCTGGTATTTCGCCGTGCGCAATCTGGTACGCGATGCGGTGGGCCTTGGCGCTGATCCGCCTGCCGCCGTCCGTGATCACCATCATGCCATACCCGCCCTGCGAGATCGTGCCCGTCCATACGTGGCACCCATCCTCGCGCACGATGACCTTTCGCGTCAGGTGATCGATCTGCTTCACGCGCAGCGGTATCCGTTCAGCCATATCGTGCCCCGCCACATGAAAACGCGTCACGTATACCACAACTTTGTGAATTTTCGTGACGCGCTGTGAAATATCGTGACGGGTAGGGGGTGGGGGTAAAGTTATGGCTGCATCTTAGCCTCGATCACGCGGTACACGGACGATCTCGCGATGCCCAAGCGCTTGGCGATCTCAGTCGGCGCGATGCCCTGCGCGATAAGCTCGACCACGGCGTCGCCCTTCGCCATCGCCGTCGGCTTGCGCCCGAGGTACTTCCCGTCGCGCTTCGCCTTCGCGATGCCCTCACGCTGGCGCTCCAGCATCATCTCACGCTCGAACTGTGCCACGCTGCCGATCACGTTCAGCATCAGCTTGCCCGTGGGCGTCTGCGTGTCGAGGTTCATTGCGAGGATGCGTAGGGATGCGCCGCGCTTCTCGATCCGGTCGACGATGCCGACGAGGTCGCCGACAGAGCGTGCGAGCCGGTCGAGCTTCGTCACGATGAGCACGTCTCCATCTCGTAAGTAGTCAAGCGCGGCGTCGAGCTGCTCGCGCTTGGCGACGCTTGACACTTGCTCGGCGAAGATGCGCTCGGCTCCGGCTGCAGCTAAGTCGCGCTGCTGTGCCTCGTATCCGGCGACCTGTTCCGTGGTGCTTGTGCGGGTGTATCCAATTTGCATTTCGTGTTCCTGTCGCGTTTGTGTGTACGGGGTGCGGGGGGTCATTGCAGCAGCCGCCCCCGCCAGCCGGGGGGCCGGGGGGGGTCTGGCGCGTTCCCGCCACCCGATTCCCGCCCTGCACCGCCAAGCCTTAGACGTTATCGGACATCGCGTCCCATATGTCAAGCGACGTTCTAGTGGGACGCTATCCGTTGTCCCGCCTCATGTCCCGCATAGGCAAGCCCTATTCGGACGCGACGTGATCGATGATGATCGTGTCAGCTGTCTGTCTCGCCTTGTCGTTCAACCGCTTCAGCGCATCAAGGTGCATGACGTGCGTATGCTCGACCGTAACGTCCACGTCCACGCGCTGGCGCACCTTGCCGAGGTTCCGGTCAAGCACTTCCTTGGCCGCACCGAGCGCAGCTCCGGCGTTCTCGCTGTCGAGCAATCTGGCGAGCGTTTGCACGGCGTGCATCGACAGCCCCTCGATTGCCCGTTTGATCCTCGCTTCACGGATATTCAATCCGTAAGGGTTCAATATCTGCCCTTTCTTGATGCGCCCCTTCTCGTCTCTTTCGCCTTCCTTCCGCCCGGATGTTATAACATTACGTTCACTCGCGTTTCCATCCACCCCTTCCTCGACCGCATCAAGCTCATCTCTGACCATAGACCACCCCTGTATCGCTATTAGAGCGCCGCTGAGCGGCATCCACTACGTTTTCCATACCCACCTACCTAAACCGCACGCGCAGCCGTCCTGCGCCTTCCTAGAACGGTATCTCGTCGTCGATCTCGCGACCGAGTTCCGTCTGCCGTATCGCGACCACCTCCGCCCCTGCGAATGTCGCCTTCACCGCATCCGTGATCCGCGTCCGATACTCGTTATACGCGAGCAGCAACTCGTTCAGCGACACGACACGCGCGGCATCTTCCGCCGCACGAGCGACAGCGTCAACGTCCGCCCTGTCGAGCACCACCGTCCACGCCTCGCCCTTCCAGTCAATCGACCAGACGCCGGTCGGCTGTGGCGCGTGACCAGCCGCGAGTGCCTCGTCCTCCATCGCCTGCCACGCACGCTGCATGATCGCCGCGTCCCGAGCCACGCCCTCCGCGTTGTTCATCGCGATGGCGTCATCGAGGCGCTTCTGCACGGCACCGACCTTCGCGGCTGTGGCCGGTGCGACGAGACGGAGCAGCCGCTCGCAGCCCCACCTCCCCTCGAACTCCTTCGCCGTCCGGTCGAGCGGCTCGAGAGCGTACTGCACGTCCCGCGCTCTGGCCTGCGCCAGATGGTACTCCTGATCGCCGATGATCACGCGCCGGGATGCGGCTGCTGCTTTGCCCATCACTGCCTCCCGTACTTCGGCGAGAACTCACCGCACCACGCATCATCCGCCACCGTCGGCCAGTCGCTCGACCCGGAGACGAACGGCGTCGGCTCCTCCGGCACCAGCACGACCGTGAACGTCGGCGGCGATCTGCGGCACTCCCCCACGATCTCGCCACTGTCATCCTGCTCCTGATCCCTCAACCAGTAGCGACACTCCCCACACGTCCCGACGCCGATCCTCGCAACCGGCACAACTGCAACTGGCTTCATCTTCACTCTCCCTGTTTCATCTCGCGGTAATCTCCGCACCATTCGGCACCCCGCATTTCGGGAAACTTACTCTGATCCTTTCCGTACACGGTTCTCGGTGAGTGTCTCCGGCACCACCCCATGTGATCACCACTCCGATTGCCATACCAGAAGTGGCACGACGCGCACGTCGGCTTCGGTTCCGGCACTTTCATCAAACTCATCTGCTCCATCTTCTCTCTCCCTCTCCACAAACTCTACGTGTCACGCTATCTAATTGTCCCGATCCCGTCAGTGTGACATTACACCCCCCCTCTAAAGAGGGGGGTGTGTGAGATGTCACGCTACCGGTCCTATCGCAGATGCAGTAATTGTCACACTGTCACGCAATATGTCACACTCAAATGTCACGCCCTAATCTTCCTCGATCTCCCAGAAGTATGGCGAGTAGAAGCCGACGCGACCGCTATCACGCATCCCCTGCTTGGCCCTCTGCCACGCCTTGCGCTGCGCGTCACCCTGCTCCGAGACGCTGATCTGCGTGAAGTAGTTGCGCCACATCTCCTCCCTCACGCACCGCGTCCCGTCTGGTATTGGCCCGACGCCAGACACGATAACCGACCCCTCCTTCAGAGCCATGCTGAAGCTCATCTCGGCCTCGCTCTGCACGCGGCTCGACCGGTTGCGGGACTGCCTGCCTGAAGATGCAGCACCACCCTCACCGCCCGGCGCATCAATCGGCTCGATCACGAGAGACGTAATCGTAGTGTCGGTCGGCGAGACGTAGCGCACCGCCATGCTGTAGTGGTGCTCGACACCGTCCTCGCCATCCTTCTGCTTCGTCGTAGTGATCTTGCCCGTGCGCTTCTCGTCATCCTTATCCGATGTCCGCACGCACTCCAGCTCAGCGTCCACGGCACCGAGTAGGGCTGACGAGCCACGCATACCCTTCGTGTCGTCCTTACCCGCGTGGTGGACCACCATGACGGCGCAGCCGATCCTGCGCTGCATCTCACCGATCACGCTGATGAACGCCCCCATGTCGGTCGCGCTGTTCTCCTCACCATTGCCGAAGTTCCGCGCCAGCGTGTCGAGAATGATGAGCGACGGCCTGACGTTCTTCGCCTCAAGTGATTCGGTCAGCGTGTCGAGGTCTGCGAGAGATGAGCGAAGGTTCAGCGGCTGGCGCAGGAAGTAGAACTCTGCCTCCTGCGGTATCTCGTATTTCTGCATCAGCGCCACCGTGCGCTTGAAGATGCCGCCCTGACCCTCCGCCGCAACGTACAGCACCCCGCCCCTCGTCACCTCCCTACCGAACACGCTGCCGCCAGACGCGATCTGGCTGGCGATGTACATGGCCACGAATGACTTGTAGCTGCCGGGCCTGCCGAACAGAGCCACGAACCCGCTCGCCGGTATCAGGTCACGCACCAGCCACTGCACCGGCTCCTCACGCAGATCGCTGAAGTGTACGATGTCGAACAGCTTGCGCTCCGGCGTGATCTGTGCATCTTCCGCCGGTTCCTTATTCGTTGCCGCTTCGGGCTTCGCCTGTTCCACCTGCGTAAAGCCAGATGCCGCAGCACGACTGGCGAGCTGCTCCGTGATCGTCGGCTCACGCGGCACGATTGATCGGTATGCCTGCGAGTTATCCCCAGCGAAATTCAGCGTCGCGAGAAGCGAGAACGGGTCGCTCGTCTTTCCCGACAGCGGATCGGCGGCACCGTGGTGCGAGTAGACGCACCAATCGCCACGGCTACCCAGAAACACCACGACACCGGCGACACCCGTCTCCGATCCCGGTCTGGTGTATCGGTACACGCCTCTGCGCTTGTCGAAGTGTGAGAAGCGATAGCCTGCCCTTGAGAGCTGATCCCGCACCCAGTCGATGCCGTGCGAGCTATTGAAGTCCGAGATCACGGACGCCGTCGCGGGTGGGTGTGACGTTCCGATACCGCTGTTCGATATCACCGTCTCCTCGACGATGTCGTTCTGCTTCCGCGCCCACGCCCAGCGCGACGCGTCAGCGATATCCAGTATCTCGCCCTCAATGTGCTCGCGATGTACGAACCGGCTGCGCTCCTCCTCGGTCGCGACACGCGGCAGGAACCACGGCTGGCTCCAGCGGTAGTTCTCCGATACGTCGGCGATCCAGACGCCGCGCTCATGCAGCCGCGCTATGAGGTACTCGACGCCATCGCGCAGCTCCTCGGCTGACGACGTGCGGCACGGTATCACGACGCGATACTTCCAGAACGAGACGACGCCGTCCTCACCGCGATTGCTGTGTGATGTGTGGATGATGTGCGCGATGCCCATCTCGCGCAGCGCCTCATGTGTGGCGTAAATCGACGGAGCGCCGGGCGATATCTCTCCCGTCTCGGGATCAAACGAGCTGTCGCCGTCGAGTATGATCAACTCGGCGGTCTTGAGGTTCTCGTCCGAGCGCTTCGTGATGCTCAGGTCGCCACCACGGATCATGTACGCGCCGTCCTTTGGCCCGACACGCACTTGGCTCAAGCGCTCCGAGAGCTGCCGCAGCGAGTACGTCTTCGGCGTCAGGATCACGTCCTTGTAACCCCCAGCCGCGAACGCAAGCTGCATGGTGTAGGTATCGACTTTGGAATTCTCTTGCATTACTGTCTCACTCATCGGTGGCCTCCCGCTGCCGGTTTCCTCCCAGACTTGACCGCCGGAACGAGTTTAGGCGTCCCGGCGGTCTTTTCGTATCGCTTAGAACTCTGGCGCAGCACCGCCACCGAGAGACGCCACTGGCCTAGCCGCTGGCTCTACCGTTGCCGCAGCACTCGGTGCCTCCGCAACTCCCGCACGGGGAACCCAGTTTGCAATCTGCGCGAGCGTAAAGTCAAACGAGACAGACGTCCCCTGCCCGACCTTCACGATACGCACGGCGTCGATCCTGATCAGCGGCAGCGCACGCTTTGACGCTTCAGCACCGCCCTGCACGTCGCCCACCTTCTTCGCGATCTCCTGTACGAGCTGCGTAAAGGCGCGTGAGTTGCCGCGAGACGTGCGCAGCTTGGCGTCGCCAAACGCCGGATCGTTGCACCAGATGTCGATGTCGACGGCTGGCTTGTGGTCTGCGCTCGGCGGGTTGCCCCACCCACCGCCATCGGGCAAGTCCTGCCAGTCAGCGCCTGCCGTGCCGACCGCGAGCCAACCCTGCTTCGCATTGGCGATGTCGAAGCCGAGTGCCTTGCCCTTCAGGTCGACGGGCAGCTTGTCCCCCTCCGGCGACGAGATGAACATCAGCCCCGTGCGTGCGTCGAGACGCGCCCACGGACGACCCGAGCTGCTTTGTGGAAACGATAACATCGTGTTTCTCCTGTCGTACTATGATGCCGCAGTCCCGCTGTGGTGCCGGTCGCGGCGTATCCCTGCCGCGAGAGGGTTACCGTGTCGCCCCGTACCAAGCGATCAGCGCGGCATCTGACCGCCCGTCGTCCTTCTTGCGAGCGAAAAGCTGTGCATAACTCGGAAATAATTCGATAGCCCGTAGGCGCGATCCGTCCTTGCCCTGCCGCACGTTAGCCGCCTTCTGCCATGCCTGCGGCGTGACATAGCTGACCGGCCACTCCAGCGCGGCCATGATGCCCTCGATTGTGCCGACGTTACGCCCAAAGGCGAACATCGACGAGACGCCCTGCCCCGGCATCGCGCCGACCTTCTCGAGGTACACAGCCGTGATCTTGAAGTTGGCGTCGAGGTCGCTGAAGATACCCGCCAGCAGCGGTGCGTTCAGCTCGCGCTTCATCGTCTTGCCGCGCATGACTTCCATGACAGGCATATCCATCACGGACAAATGGCCTGTCTCCACGTTAAACGCCGCGATAGCGCCAGACGCGCCGGGGTCGATCCCGATGATCATGCCGCAGCACCGATCTCGCGGTCAGTGATCTCGTCACCGAACACGTCGCGCAGGACGCTGACTTGCAGCGTAAAGTTCAGCACCTCGCACAGCGCGATAGCCGTACCCAGCGTGATGCCCTCGGGCTTCTTGGTGATATGCCAGAACGTGCCGTGAGCCAGCCCCGCCTTCAGAGATAGGTCGCGCTTCGACAGGCCGCGCTCGATGCGCCGCTCGTCCATCATCCTCACCATTAAGTGTATCGTTTCAGTCATTGTGTTCTCCCTCACGTATATCTGTCCGATTTATGCGATGCTGTCCAGATCGCGGTCAGCCGATCTCCACAGGCATCGCGTACCTTGGCACAGCGATCTCGACGATGTCCGGCGAGTAACCCTTCCACGCCGTAGCGTTCTGCGAGATCCGGTAAGCGCGTCCGGCCTGCGACATCATCTCAGCGCCACCGGCAATACTCGCCGCGTCGAGCACGTACACGCCGACGGCAAACGGTGCCTCCGTCTCTACTGCGAGGAACACGAAACGCTCGGCCATGAAGCCCGATGCGATGCTGTAGCCATCTAGATAATGCGCCGCCTGTAGGTGGTACTGGAACGTCGCGACGCTCTTGGCGAACCCGTCCGGCGATGCGTCCTTCGTCGTCTTGAGGTCGATGATCGAGGAACCGTTCAGCGCGTCTGCTCTGGCCTTACACGGCACCCCGTGCTGGTCCCAGAACATCGACGCCTCGAACTTCGCGCCCTTGAGCAGCTCGCTGTAGCGGTGGTGAGAGCGGACGGAATCACCGACGCGCTGCGCCTTCTGGAACAGGTCCATATCGACGACGGTCTTGCCGCCTGCGGTCGCGTCGAACTTCTCAGCCGCAGCCTTCCCGGCAGTCGTGCGCTTGTCGAACTTCGGTGCCGCGATGTAGAGAGCGTCGACCGTGTCCGGCTCAAGCACCAGAGAGTGTACGAGCGATCCGAACGCCATCGCCGGTGTCGGATCCCGCTGGTGCTCCTTCGCAGCTAAATAGTGCGCCGGTGACTTCAGCAACAGCTTCGCGCCACTGGCCGAGAGCGCGTCTATCGCGTGGTAGTCTGCCGCTGGCAGGTCATACGTTATCATCGTCGTCCCTCATCATTGATTGAACCATTATGGTTATTGCTGTGGCGATGCACGCAGCCGACGCGATCAGCATCACGGAGATGAAGCAGTCGGGGTCGAGCATCATCGCTCAGTTCCCGTCCAACTTATCACCACGATCATCGAGACGTTGGACATGATCGTACAATGCGTCTTGTGCAATCCTCACAACTTCCATAAGAAGCGATAACAGGTAACCCTCCGCTGCGGTCATTGGTTGAGGTATTCCTTCAGACCCAGCATACACTTCATAAATTTCCCGAAGTGCTTCCCGCAACCGCTCAATCTTGTCGGCGGCATCAGCGACATCTATTGACACGTCAGCTATTCTTTCGCCGCCCCAATGGCTTCTCAACCGTTCAACGATGTCCATCACTCGCTCCTGTTTCTGTAACGACGCGCAGGAACTCTTGCGCTTGCCACTTGCGTTCGGCAACCTCTGCGGCGTTCCATAGGGCGTCCCCTTCAGCGGCATTTGGGATACCCCTTGCGGCTCCCCATCCGGCGTCCCACCTGCGCTCGGCAGCCCATGAGGCAACTTCTGCGGCGTACTCTCCGGCACTTGCGGCGTCCCATGCGGCGTATAACTCTTCATCGGTCGCTTTTCCGTTTGCGTATCTCTCCGCAACGTCAATCGCGTTTTTAGCTTCAGGGACAGTAATCAGATGCTCAACCCGTCGAGCGTATGCAACCATCAACAACCGCCATTCTTTCGCGTATTGAGGTTCAGCGCGACAACACCAAAGCGCATCGTCCAGACCGTTGATTTCAAGGATTGTCGCAAACGGCAAAGGTTCATCATCTGCCGCTGTTTTGCCAAGTCCGGCGAGTAGTTTTGTCAACTCGTCTTTGCATTGTGGGTGTTCGCGTATTCTGTTTAATGTCGTGGTAATCATACCTTCACTCCTGCAAGTTTGAGCACGGATTTGATGCCTGACTGGCATCCGGTCGTTCAACGATATCCATCACTCACCCCCTACCGTGTAACCAACAATCGCATCCACTGCGTCAGAGCGCAGCGTGTGCATACTGACGCTCCCGCGCACTGTGTACGCCCTCCAGCGGCCTCGGCTGGCGCTCCACTTGAACCACCCCGCGAGAGCGTGGTCCTTAATCACGAGGAACACGTCATCGCCATCCTTCCGCACCTCTACCATGCGTCGCTCCCGCGCTCTGCCATCTCGTCTGCTTGAGCCTCGATGTTCGCCAGAGCCGAAGCCCACATAGCGCTGACCACCGGGTGCTTTATCGGATCGCGAGCATCATCGAGCGTGATGATAATCCCACCACCAAGCACGATGCTTTCGAGGTACCAAGGGTTCTCGTCGTGCGGGTGGTTGAAGCGTACGTGCGCCTCGCCATCGCGTATCGACAGGCCGCTGTACTTCCCCATGATCTCGACGTCGACATCGTCGAGAGGAATGATTGCCGAAAATATCATTTACGTTCTCCCTTCATTGGCGCGAGCGTCTTCGCGATCTCGCGGATGTTTTCGTCTATGTCTGCCGCGACATTGTCGAGGCGTATCTTCAGCGCTTCCTCTGGAGCTGCGTCGTCGACGTACTCGTCGGCGAATGAGGCGTACGCAATCAGGTCGACGAAGCTGTCATGCTTCCGCTCGTTCGAGATGCGCGACAGCTTCACGGACATCATCACGATGGCGACGTCATAGGGCGTGACCGTCTTGCCGAGCAATGTGCTCGCGAACAGTGAGGCGCGCTTGAACGACGGCTTTGGGTCGCCGTACTCCGCACCTCTCTGCGTGATGGTGGCCAGTGTCTCTTCCAGCGTAGCTCGGTGATTTTTTCGGCTGGTCAAGTGTAACTCCAATTCTCTTTGCGTGTTGCTGACATCCGTGCATTACCGTCGTGTGATCTCGGCCGAACTTGGCCGCGATTTGTGGATAGCTTAACTTCAGCTCGAGGCGGATCGCGTACCAGACGTGCTGCCGCGCAGCGACGAGCCTGTAGCTCCGATCTGGTGACACTAGCTCGCGCCACGATACCTCTCTGCCGTCGATGATCTCGTTCGTGATCTTGATCCAGTCTCGCTTGCGGAGCGCGAGCTGCTGCTTCGTGATGGCGATCTGCTCCTCCCACTGCCGCTTCACTCTCTCGATCTGCTGCTTCGTGATGTGCTTGTTCTTCTCGGCCAACTCAGCCGCAGCCCGAGCGTCCGCCTCTGCCTTCGCCTTGGCTTCAGCGATCTTGTCCAGCCTGTGCCGGTTGGCGGCGGCTTCAATGCGTTGGCGCACGCCCTTGTAGTGGTCAACCATCTCCTCCATCACCATGCTCATCGGATCACCTTCACGCAGTAGTAGGGTGCGCTTGAGTGGTCCTGTGGCTTGAAGCGAGCCGTGAACACGTCGCCCTCGACGTATCCCTTCTCATGCAGCTCGGTGACGATGTGCGGCGGCAGGAATACGCTCTCGCCCATGTCGTTCATCGCGTAGCCGTAGACCGATGACGATTCCAACGTCATCATGCGCGTGATCACGACGTCTTCCTCTAGAAGAGACGACGCCTTGCGCGTGGCTAAGTCGATGATGCTCTCAAGGGTGCCGCGCTGCGGTCGCGTCCTCATGTTCAGCCAGTTGTCGACGGACTGCTCCGACACGTCTAACTCCTTTGCGAGAGCCTCGACCGACCCCGCCCTTCGGTAGGCGTGGAACACGGCCTCTAGTGGTGAGTTGTTCATTTTCGTTTCCCGTTTCAGTTTGTGATTGCGTCAAGAACGATCACGGAGCCGCACACTGCGGCCATGAATAGCGCGAAGCCGATGCCCTCGATGATGAATGTGATGAGTTTCATTTTCTTCCGATCCTTACGTTTTAAGATTGCAATGATTTTGAGATTTGGTGTTCAAGTTCTTTTCGGCTTTCAACAATTAACCCGAGGCCGATACCGTAGCACCGCCATCCCTGTGAATCGTTGACAATGCGAATATCTGGCCGTCCTGTTACGCCGTATTGTGCGCGTGTATAACCAAATGTTGGGTGCCAATCTCTTGGCTGTGTTTTTACGATTTTGATCATTTTCTTCTCCCGTTAGTGGTGGGGAGCCGCAGCTCCCCGTGTTGATTAGTATGCCTCGTTCTCATCGTTGTACCCGAGAGCGTCTGCTTTCCAGTACATCGCCTCATGATGTTTGCAATACTCCTCCTCCTCGTTGAAGTAATCGCTCTCATCGTACACGCGCTCTTGGTCGCCAATCGCCATCTTGCGCTCGGCTGCGTACTCATCAAATCCGTCAATATCTACCCGCCGCCGGATCATTTCAATTTCGCGTACATACAAACCAATCTCGTTGATCAGGGAATGGACAGTAGCAGCCGCCATCGTACGCTTAGAATAACCGATCTTGACCGTGGCCATTGGGCCTTCGCCGGGGAACTGCGTGATGCAGCCGCACACTTCGCCATCAAACAAAACATCCCACACTGGAACGTCGTTCTGGACTTGCTTTGTCGTTATTTGCATTTTCTTCTCCCGTTTGTTTGCCGGTCAACTCGACCGTGAATCAGTTATAGGCGTCTTCTCTAAAAGATACAATAGGGAAAATGCACATATCGCAAAAATAATTTCGCCCACGAAAAAGCCCCACCGGGCGGGAGGCACCGGTGGGGCTGACGGAGACATCTCTCAACGCCGCTCGCCTGATCAACGAGTGGCGGGATTGTAGCAGAGTTAGCGGCGGTCTTCCATAGCACCGCGCCCAGCTTGAGCGCTGAGCAGGCCGAGAACCGGCAGCGGTATCTTGCGACCGTAATACCCCGCAGATGTCGCATATGGCCCACCAAGAGCCGCCAGAGTGCTCACGGGATCGAAGCCGAGCACGCCACCCAAAGCGCCACCGGCAGCCGTCGGCCCAGCGCTCGACCGAGCACCGGTCAGCAAGTTCTGCACGAAGCTGCGCTGCGCCGTGCCGCTATTCGGTACGGGGTTCGGGATGACGGACGCACCAGCACGGACAAGTTCAGTGAATGGCGTTCCGCCCTCAGCGTACTGCTGTGGCCCGATCCGCCTGCGTTCAGCCGCAGCAAGTTGTACCGGTGGGATAAACCCTGTCCCGAGCTTCTCCTGCCCAGCTGTCGCCATCGCGTCCTCGATGCGCGAGAACACGGCGTAGCGCCGGTTCAGGTCGCGCCACTGGTTCTTCAATTCCGAGTTCGGTGCCGACCGCTCCATCGCCGACTCAAGCGCACGCTGAAGCCCACGCATGGCCTCACCGTAGTAGCCGAGCGTCGGGTCTTGGCTGCGCTCTGCCTTCGACGCATCCTCGGACAGTGCGCTCTGCAATTTCTTGTACGTTCCACCGTCACCCGTCTTCTCGCCGGTGACATACTTCAACACCTCGTCGACCCGCGCCTTGTAGACCGGCTTGATCGTGTCTGGGAACCCACGCACGTAGCTATTCTCGATTTCGAGCAAGTCGTTAAAGAGCTGCTCATCGCCCTTGAGTTGCGTTTGCGCTTCAAGCGCGTCGTATTCCTTGCCGATCTTCACTCTCGCATCGCGCAGCACTTCAGGCGTCGCGATGTCGCTATCGAGGCCAGCCTGCTTGAATACCGCCCTCGTGAACCCGCGCTGCTGCAAGTCCTCGGCTGAGACTGCGCGTGTCGCAGACGTCGGCAGGAACTTCATCACGCTCTCCATAGTGCTCAGGAACGGGCTACCCGTCTCCGCTGCTGGCGTTAGCGGTACGCCACGCTCCTGCAACATACGCACCTGCTCCGAGCGCATCGCGCCACCAGATGGCGGTACGACAGTTGTCGGCCTGATGAAAGGTGCTGCGCCTGCCGCAACGCCAATCGGCAAAGCCAACGCTGGCGGTACGCCCATCTCCGTCGCACCCTGCCCTGCGGTCGCGCCGAGTGCTGACGAGATGGCCTGAGCGCTTGGTTCGGCGGCAAAGGTCTGTGCGACACCCTGACCGACACTGCCCTGCGGTAACGCACCGGCAACCACACGAGCTGCGGCAGCTCCTGTGGCGGCATCTGTCAGCGCACGCGACGCACTCTGCACGACGCGCTCCGTGGCCGTCTCAGGCTGCGGCAGGCCCATGCTCGTCAGACCCTGCTCGATGGTCTGCGTCGCCGTCGGCTGGTTCGCACCGCTGAAGTAGTTGTAGATCGACGTCCCGAGGTTCGAGATTGGCTCTGCGAGAGATGCAGCCGTAGCCCCGGCGATTGCCCCGGGGATTGCACCGACACCCATAAACGGTGCGCCCATAGCGGCACCGAGCATCGCCCCACCGGCAGGGACAGCCAAGGCGCGAGCGGTTAACCCACCCTGACGCGCCAACTCCTCTGGCAGCGAGCGGTTGGCCAGCTTGCGTTCGAGGAGAGCACGCTTGTCGCGGATCAGCTTATTGTAATCGACAGCCATATCACTGCACTCCTGCTCTGACTTGATCCAACCTAACCGCATATGCGGCCTTCGTGGCATCGTCCCACGACTCAAAGTTTCTACCCAAGGCTAGAAGGTCTTTGGCGTTTGTAGTTGCCTTAATCTGACCGACAAGGTTAACGCCACCCTTAACTAACTCTTCTGGCGTTGGCGGATTGGCTACTGCTGCGGCTTGCGCAGCGATAGCGGCCGCTTCGTCCTCCATGATTTTTTTGACAAGAGGGCTGCGCAGATCAAGTCTTACGTTTTCCGGCTCGATGCCAGCGTCCTTAGCGATGCTGGCATACCAGTCCTCAAGTGTCTTGACTGAGCCATATGTGCTCATCACCTTCTGTCTTGCGACATTGACAAGTTCATTGCGTATTTCAGGCGTTAACGATTCGCCGGTGTCTACCGCTGCAAACGCTGTCGCAAGTTTATCGCCTAAGCTCTTTGCGAGGGCAATGGTGCCAAACTCACCGGTATTAACGGCTAATCCCGGCTCCATCGTTAAGAAGAAGTTCTTGATCAGAGCGACATCTAGGACACCCTGCTTTGTACCCGGCGCTCCAGCGTTAGCTCGATTTGCGCTCTCCGTCATATTTTGTAACGTGCTTTGAGAGCCTATGAAATCTTGGACAACCTTTTGGCCTGTAAATTCCGTGCGTATCTTTGACGTTGCGCTCAAAATTTCCGCAGGCGAAAGCGTTTCTGCCTTAGCCTCAATAACCGGTACGTACTTACGTGTCTTCTCGTCATATTCGTACAGCGTCCCGTTTACGATTTGCGTCTGCGGGGGCTTTGCAGCTTCTGGCTTAAATGCTTTAGCCGCTTCGAAAAATGGCTTTGCGTCCTCGGGACGTCCAGCGGACATATAATATTGCCCGGCTGCCATATATTTTTCGTATGTATTCCCAGCGGCGTCTGTTGGTGGTGTACTGCCCACCGTAGCGTCTCCTGTCGGGACAGTACCATCGCCCACAGGTGCCGCAGCCGTGACATTACCACCACCCCTAAGAACCTCGCGCACCTGACGGTCGACGTCCGTCTCCAGAGCCCTAGTCGTGAGCTGCTTCGTGAGTATCTCCGACACGGCCTGTGGCGGCAGACCGCTCGGGTCGAAGCCGTACTTGGCCTTAAACGCAGCCGGGTCTTTCATCTCGTCGGCGAGTGTCCTTAACTGCTGCATCTCGGCCATCTTCTGCTCGTTCTCCGCACCGAGCAGGCGTCGCTGTGCCGCGTTGTAGATGTCCGTCTGCGCACCACCGAACGCCGGGCCAAGCTGGCCGAGCAACTGCGCACGCTGCGATCCGCTCATCGGCTGACCGGCAGCCAAGAGCAGCCCGGACACGTTGCCGAGAGTGTTCAGCGCAGCCTGACGCACGTCGCCCTTGGAGACGCCGTAGCGCTCGTCCATTGCGTTCGGGTCCGCGTACTCGCCGCCGCCAGTGAAGAAGTCGAGAAGCCCTGCCATTATCGTGTCTCCTTAAAGCAGTCCGCGAGGGTATTGTAGCACCGGAGGCTTACGCCTCTGAAAATCGAATTGCCGCAGCATCTCTACCGGATCCCGCTGTGCCGACAGCGCCGCGAGCTGCGCGAACGACTTACCGGCGTCCGCGATCCGACCCTGCTGCACCTTAGACGCAGCCTGCTGCTCCGTCGTCATGGGAACGGGTGCGTCGATAGACCCCGGCGCGATCTTGCTGCCGATCAGGCGCATCGTCGTCGCAAGGTCTTGCGCGTAGACGGGCTGCGTAGTGGCTGCTGCTGCGCGCTTGGCTGTGCCGACGCAATCATGGTCTGCGGTATCACAGCGCGAGACGGGATCGACTGCTGGTAATACTCCGGCTTCTCGCCTGCGGCTGCGTACTGCGACGCCGGTGCTGCGGCTTGGTATGCCGAGACGGCCTTGCTCGGGTTATCCTTCAATCCCGTCCATGTCGGTGAAAGCGCACCAAGTATGCGTGACGATAGACCCTCGGCCTGAAGGTCTGCCACCAAGTCCCTGTTTGTCCGTGCCTTGTAATCCTGCACCGCCAAGCGAGCGGCCATCTCGTCCTGCGCCTCTGGCGTGAACGAACCGCCACCGAGCCTGTCGTATGTCGTAGCCGTGATCTGATACTTCCCCGCAGCCGATGACGGGCCTGCTGGGCCGGGTTCGAATATGCGTGGGTGCTGACCATAGCCAGAGAACTCAGCTCCGCCCTTCGGCGTGTAGCGCACGTTGTAGCGGCCACCGCTCTCCGGTGCCGCGATAGCTTCGAGCAGGCGCTTGAGTTCTGGGTCCATCACTGACCACCCCGGTAATAGCGCAGGAAGTC